ACAATACAGATTCTAACGATGTATTTGTCAGGACTAGAATTGTTGGATTTGGCACTACAGCATCTGGCATTGGCACCTATAGATTTAAGAGCTCTGGTCAACCAGATGGTTCTGAAAATACCGCAAGACTGGAAAGTGGATTTGTCAATGCATCAGGTATTTCCACAATACTGACAGTTTCTAAGAGTGATGTTACTTCTATTAAAACTATTGCAAGAATTGGATATGGAAGCACAACTTCATTACATCAATTGTTGACCATTCATGATAATACTGATACATATCTAACTCAATATCCATTCTTATCTGATGATAGTGTAACTGGTATCGGCACCTTCGGGTCTGAAATCAGTGGGTCTGACTTGATAGTCAAATTCTACCCAGACGCCTCAGTAACTGATACTGTTAATATTCAAACCTATAGTGAAATTATTCAAACAGAAAGAGATTTAATCAACATTCCATTAGATTTAACTTATGGCACCATTTCAGAATCTGTCTCAGTTTCTGCATACAATGGAAGAAATGGAAATAGAGTTAATAAGTTAGACTTTGACCTTAAGACTAATAATACACCTATTTTCCAGAAAACCTTTAATCCATCAAACACTGATGTTTTAAATCTTGGCACGGGCACCTTTACAATTAAAGATCACTTCTTTAGCACAGGTGAAAAATTAAATTATGTTTCTGCATCATCGTTTAGTGGTCAATCTTCTAGTGATATTCAAGTTTCTGGAGCAAGTGACCTCCCAGACGAAGTTTATGCTATTAGAGTTAACAGTGACCAATTTAGATTAGCAACTTCTAAAGCGAATGCGACTGCTGGCACTGCAGTAACATTTAGTTCTTCAGGTAGTGGAAACGCACATACTCTTGAAATGTCCAAGAGAATGGAAAAATCCATCATTCTTGTCGATGGTGTTGTCCAAAGTCCAATCGCATTTACTCCAAATACATGCACTCTATTTGATAATGGTGGATCTATTGGTGTAGGAAACACTTACTTCTCAGTTTCTGGAATATCTTCAATACTCCCTGGAGATCTTTTGAAGATTGATAACGAATATGTCAAGGTTGATTCTGTTGGTCTTGGCACAACTTCTGTTGGACCTATCACAGGAACTGGATCTTTTAACATTGTTAAGACAGTAAGAGGATTTGTTGGATCTTCAGCATCTACTCACACTGATGGCACTACTGCAAGAGTTTATCTTGGATCTTTCAACATCGTCAATAACAAAGTATATTTCACAGAGCCTCCACAAGGAAACAGCACAGATGTTGTAGATCTTGGTAATATTCCTACTCCAAGGTCATCATTCAGCGGTAGAGTATATCTGAGAGATGATTACTCCACTAACCAAATCTATGACAATATTTCGAAGTCATTCACTGGTATTAATTCTTCATACACTTTGACTGTTGGTGGAGCAAATACAACTGGAATTGAAACTGGAAGTGGTGTATTGTTTATTAATGATATCTTCCAAACACCAACTACACAAAATAATGTAGGAAATAACTATAGTTTCACCGAATCTGCTGGTATTTCTACTGTAGTCTTTACTGGTATTACCACTTCTGGTGGATTACTAATTTCTGATTATGATGTCAACACAAATCAACTTCCAAGAGGTGGAATTATTGTTTCGCTTGGTTCAACACCTGGTCTTGGATATGCACCTCTTGTCGGAGCTGCTGTAACTGCAGTTGTTGGTGCTGGAGGGTCTATCGTATCTGTCGGTCTTGGTGCTACCGATATAGTTGGATCTGGATATAATGGATTGGTTTCAATCGGTGTATCTGTATATGAAAGTGGTCATGTAGGTGATGTTGCTTCTATCACTGCAACTGTTGGTGCAGGTGGTACGTTATCATTCTCAGTTGGTGCAGGTGGCACTGGATATAGCAATCCACAAATACATGTAACTGAGCCATCTTACGAAAATCTGAGTGTTACTGGTGTATCAAGACTTGGATTTGGTGCTACTACCGATACAGGAACTGGTTTGTTAATGTCTATTGATGTTGGTGCTAGCTCCAGAACTGGAATTGGGTCTACTTTGTTTGAAGTATCTTCCTTCAAGATTACAAGACCTGGATATGGATTTAGAGTTGGTGATGTCTTTACGCCTGTAGGACTTGTCACAGGTGTAAATCTATCTTCACCAGTAGAGCAATTCCAAGTAACAGTTCTTGATACATTTACAGATTCCTTCTCTTCATGGCAATTTGGAGAGTTAGATTTTATTGACCCAATTGACACACTGCAAAATGGTGTTAGAACTAGATTCCCACTTTACTATAATGGAAATCTTTTAAGTTTCGAAATTGATAGAAACGATTCGGAATCATCGAAGATTGACCTAAATTATGTCCTATTGATATTTGTAAATGGTGTCATCCAAGAACCTGGTTTAAATTACTTCTTTGAAGGAGGCACATCTTTCATATTCACTTCTCCACCAGAAGAAGGTGATGATATCGATATCTTCTTCTACAGAGGAACACGCAACACAGACAGTTTAACTGTTACTGTTAATGAAACAATAAAAGTTGGCGATACCTTAAGAGTCAAGAAGAGTGATACTGTTGGATTTACAACTAGTCAAACTGACAGGACTGTCTATAACATTACTGCATCTGATAAAGTTGAAACAAACATATATTCTGGTCTTGGAATTGATGAGCAAAATTACAAGCCATTTGACTGGACTAAGCAAAAAGTTGATATGAATATCAATGGTGAATTAGTCTATAAGTCTAGAGATTCTATTGAGGCTCAGGTATATCCAACTGCAAGAATAATTGGTGATTTTTCAACATCTGCCACTGAGGTATTTGTAGATGATGCACAATTCTTCAACTACGAAGAAAATGAATCATCAATCGTAATTAGTGATGTTGATGGTCTTATTGTTTCCAGTAATGACCCAGTAGCAGCTGCTATAACCGCAGTTGTTTCTGCTGCTGGCACAATCACTTCACTGTCTATTGTTGATGGTGGGTCTGGATATACTGGTTCTTCTGTCACCCTTTCTATTGCTGCACCTAAGTCTGTAGGAGTTGGTGTTGGGACAACAGCAACAGCAACTGGGTCTATTACTGCAGGTATTATCACCACAGTATCAGTCACTAATCCTGGATTTGGTTACACTACTTCAAATCCTCCATTAGTCCTTGCTCCAACTCCTAATGTATCATATGAGAATATTATTGAAATTAGTACCGTAGAAGGTTTCTCTGGTATTATAACTGGTATCTCAACAACCACTGGCACTGCAGGAAATCCATTAGCAATTCAATTCTTCTTGAATTCTAGCTCATTTGCTGGTCTTACCACTGGATATCCAATTCATATCTTCGGAACTGGAGTTGGATCTGGAGTAACATCTATCGATGATAGTAACTCTGCTGTGGTTGGAATTGGTACAACATTCTGCGATAACATCTACATCATCCATACACTGAATAGTCCTGGGGGGTCTAACGCAAACATCATTGTTAATGTTGATTCTGGTACTGATGTTACTGGTTTATCTACCACTGGGTCTACTACTTTACCAGTTGGAAAATTCTCTTGGGGTAGACTTTCTGGATTTACCAGAGCATCTTCACCAATTTCAATTGGTGTAACTGGTCTTACAATTGATTCTGGATTATCAACATTCCCAACTATCCAAAGAAGAGGGTATGGTTTGAGAGATAGTGGAAGTTTGAGAAAAGATCTAGGATAGTTATAAATATAGAAAAAAGCTATTAAGATGGCGGCAATTGTAACAGACCAGTTTAGAATATTAAATGCTGGAAACTTCGTAGATTCTGTCGGCAGTAATTCCAATTCATATTATGTTTTTGTAGGATTGTCAAATCCAACTGCGTCTGGGTTTGGTAGAGATTCTGATTGGGATACTGACACTCCTTCTCCAACTGACAATTTTAATTATGAGAATTTTGTTGGAGATAGTATGATGTATGGTAAGAGGGTAACCTCTACCAATGTAAGGAGACTGGCAAGAAAGATTGAGTGGGCGAGAGGTACAAAATATGAAATGTATCGTCATGACTATAGTCTGACAAACTTATCACCAATTACAAGGTCATCCAGATTATATGATGCAAATTATTATGTAATCAACAGTGAGTATAAAGTTTATATTTGCATTGATAATGGATCTTCGGGTATTAATACAACA